CACCAGTGCTAGCATCATATACTAGCTTGTTACGATAGCGAGACATCACATCGCGGAGATATTGTTCTGCTTTGACTTTAGGTAAATTACCAACATCAATGTAGAAAATTCTACGCTCTGGTGCGCGAGACAATCTGTAAATAACAAGAGCATCTTCAATCATTCTAAGTTGATTGAGTGACTTGATTCCTTTGTGTAGGAAACTCAAGTGCATTCTCTTGTTAAGATCTTGTAGTCCTGAGGAACAGAATGCAATAGAATCTGCAGCAATCTTAATTCCTTGGGAGTTAGACATATCACCAATAGGTCCAAGAGCGCCGCCTCTTAGATATCCTTTTGGATTGTACAAGAAGTAATCAATATAATTACCCCACTCGTACTCAAGGGCAGTACCTTTGATTGCTCTATTGATTCTCGGATCTTGAGAATCTTTACCAAGTTTTTGTCTTACTTTACGAATCTTGAGTGGGTCAATGTAGCGTAACTCAAGGATCCCTTTCTTTGGATTGTCAAGATCAATTACCTTGTGGTAATATAACTTGCCATCAATATACCAACTACGAATAATTTCATGGGCACGGTTGTCAAAATTCAGCATCTGTTTGATCTTGTCAAACTCGTCGCGAATTTTTCTCTTGACTCCCGCTCCAACTTCTAAGTTGTTAAGGTCAACCTCAACACAACTGTCATTAGCATCGCTAACAACAAATTCATTCACAATTTCATCTACAGCAGAGTCCACTTCTGGGTGTAGAGACATGTCTCTATACCTACGAATGAGTTCAAACTCATTCCTTGCAGTGGCATCTGTGTCCACATATGTTCCAAAATAACCGCCTGCTGCTATAGAGACTGGCTCGTCAGCAGAAGGAGGGACAGGGGACTGACCCTTCTGACCCTCCTTACGATTAATTTGAAAGCCAAATAACTGACTCATGATAACTATTGAACTGTACGCCTCCTATTATTTAGGGAACCGCAATTTGTGCTTCTCCACCTGCTTCTACAGTCCAGTATGAATACTGGAATTCAACTGAGAATTCTTCAATCTGATCATTGCTATCATAAGCAAGATCAATTGCTGAAGAACTGGTTGGGAATGCCCACCAAAGTTTGTAAGTTCTTAGAATCTTACCATTGTCATTAGAATCCTTCTCCATTTGATGGACCTTAATATGCTTACCATAAGTGGTAGGATCAATGACTGCATTTACATTTGATTCATGACTGTTAATCTGACGCATCCAATCTTCAAAGTATGCGCGAATCTTCATGTCTTCATCATTGATGAATGTAGCACTCCAGTTATCAAATGTGCGATCTCCAGCAATTTTAACTGTACGACCACGGAAAGGTACTTCAATTACACCAACATTAGATGCAGGAAGAGCAGCAGACTTGCACATAAATGATGCAAGTTCCTGCTTTGATGAATCTGTTGAGTCAGATCCAGGTTCAGGGAACGGAATGTCCACCTGGAACATGTTGGGTCTTACACCCTGTTTGACTCTACTTAAAAACCCAGAGACTGAATTAGTTACTGCCATTGTTCTTAGTTACTCCTTACTGTTGTATTTAATAGAGATCAGCGTCCAATTACTTCGCTGAAGGAAACTCCAGTTCTGGTTGCAGTAAAGGTTACTGAAACATAGTTGATGGAGCGAGCGGGTTTGATAAAGATTTCTGCAACAAATTCGTTGCGATCAATAACATCAGGTGTGTTATTGGTCTCGTCACAGACAACTAGGAAATCTGTGATTCCCTGAGCAGCAACGATACTGTCTAGATAACCACCAATTGCACCAGCAAATGAGGAGCGAGTGGTTGTATCGTTGATCTCAAAGAGAACGCCCTTAGAAAGTGCCTCAACTCTCTTCTCAATATTGAGGAAGAGACGGCGAACATTGATTCTATCAAACGCAGATGGCGCAGCGAGTGCGGTCTTATCACCGAACAGAACTGCTCCGCTACCAGGGAAGGTAACGATTGGGTTAATTCTGTTCTGATAAAGTTCGTCTCTATCTGCCTTGTTTGGATTGAATGCAAGTTTGATTACGTTGCGGAGACCGCCACGATTCATACCAGCAGGTGAGATCCAATCAGCGACTGTTTCTGAAGTGTTAACACAAAGACCAGCAATGTCGCCGTTGCAAGGAACATAACGATACTTGTCATTGAAACGGTCATACATGTACTTGTAACCACTGTCAAGGACAGCATATGATGTTGAGGTTACAGAGTTGAAGAAGTTAATTGTATTTGTTCTTTGGTCTGCTGCAGTTAGAGGAGCTCCACCAGTTCCAATTTGGTTTCCTCTGTGTGGGGAAACAAATGCAATACAATCCTTACGGAGAGCAGCAATTGCAACACACTTCTGTGCTTTAGATAGAGTATCTGCTTCAGTACCCATTGAACCACCCATTAGAATGAAGTTGGTTTCTGTTGCTTCCGTATCAGCAAATAGATCTAGAGCAGCACCTACTTCACCAGCGGTATAAGCATAGTCGTCAGTACCACCAGAAAGAGTTGACTCATTCAATGCAGCGAGAAGGAACTTAGATCCAGATGCTAGTGCTCCAGATGCTTGTCCAAGTGCTGCACCACCACCACCTGATTCAGGTTCTACAAGACCAGTCAATGATCCACTGGTGTAGATGTAATCAGACTCAAGGTTTACAATGTCTTTGAAGTACAGTGCGGAACCTTCAGGTGACTTAGCGTCAGTCATCTTAGAAAGGAAAGTAAGTCTTTCTAGAACTGTTCCAGCAGCACCAGATACATCACCAGTCATGTCAATAACACCGACGTGAATCTGGTCAAAGGAAATACCTCTAGAAGAAGCGTACTCTGAAGTACCAGGGCGAGGACCAATTGCAGCAAGACTTAGTTCAGTTCCAGTAATCTTGGTGTTAGTGTACCAATCCTTAACTGAATCAATTGCAATGTTGTCGTTAGTTACTGAACCGATAGTGACTGTAAGATCTGCAATTGCACCAGTTCCTAGTTCAGCAGCAGGAGCAGTGACTACATCTCCTTGAGCATAACCTGTACCACCAGCAGTAACACTAACTGAAGTGACTACACCGCCTGCATCAATTACAACTTGAAGTTGTAGACCAGATCCAGATCCACCTGTTGGTGCTGTAGTGTGGTTACCATTCTGTGAACCAACACCAGTATATGGAGTGAACGTAGTTCCAGTTACAACACCATCTCCTGGTTCGTCAAAGATATCTGCAGAAGTGATTAGAGATGCTGGATTGTCTAGTAGAACTGCAAGTTCGTTAGTAGCAGCATCAAACGAATAGATTCTGCCAGATTTTCCACTAACGGTTGCGAATGTAGTATTTGCTGTAGTTGATGCAGGTGCGGATGCTAGTTTTAGAATCTGGTCAGCACCACGGTCAACTGCTACAACCTTGAGTGAGTTACCCCATGTACCTGCTGTTCTTGCAGCGAAAGATTCTGCTCCACCAACACCAGCTTCAAAGTCAGATTCGTTTCTGATTAGAACTGCTGAACCATCTGCTGTTGCATTAAGAACGCCAGTTTCTGCACGAACTACTGCTAGTCTACCACCGTATCCTAGGAACTCAGCTGCAACGAGCCAGTCTTCTGCATTTGCATCCGAAGGAGTACCGAATACTTCAGTCAATTCCTTCAATGAAGAAATTGAAGTGACTTCTCCGATAGGTCCTTTTTGGAAGGATGATGCTAAAGCTGCTGTTAGAGTTGAGCTTCCTACAATGGTAACATTAGTTAGGTCGCGTTCTCTTAAAATAACACCAGGCGAGACTTGACTTGCCATCTTTTATCTCCTTAGAAATTCCGATTTTACCTGAAATTATTTATCCAAAAGGGTTTCTTCAGAGGGGAAACGATGCATGAACCTACTACCAGTCTGGATACTCCCATCTTTGATTGTCAGTTTTTCTACTTTTCAGGACTCTTTTCTTCGTACAGTCCTTACATTCGTATGAATATGCTGACGGAGTGGTTCGGTTTTTTCTAATCTTATAGAAATCATTCATCAATTCTTTAGTCACACCACAAGTTCTACATTTTCTTTCTGTAAATATCAGATGGTCTAGTGAGAATTGATCTTCTATATTCATCAGTAGTTCCACATGTAGGATACTTCTTCCTGTGTCGTTCCATACTCCCAAACGGTGCCGTCCCCGTCCACGAAGGTATCATCACCCAAACCGTCATCAATAAACCCAAAAGGAGCCATGTCTTGCTCAATTTGATTCTTTTGTTCTTCATAAATTCTCCTTCGGA